ATCTTCTTCCTCGAAAATATCAATCTCCGAAGGGCGAGCGACTTCCTGATCTTCTTCCTCGAAAATATCAATCTCCGAAGGGCGAGCGACTTCCTGATCTTCTTCCTCGAAAATATCAATCTCTTGCACGGCGTTTCAACTCCTGATTTGTGAACTTTTCCCTGAACAGTTTTATCACGTTTTCGTTGTTCACAGGAAGACCTCTCTTACGTGTCCGAGAGATAAGGGAGTTGACGAGGTCGTCGTATGCGACAGGATTGCCTTTGTAGAAGTAGTCGAAGTCGTTCGGGATACCCTGCACTTCGCCTGACTTCCCCTTCGGAAGCTGGAAGGCATACTGGTTCGTCGACCACATGCTGCCGCTGTCCATCTTGAGCATCATCTTGTCGACGATCTTTTGCGCTTCATCAGGGCCGACGATCCGACCGGTGGCTCTTTGCAGCACGTCGATCTCTTCCTTCACTCGACGCTCGAAGGCATCGACAACCTGATATTCCGCCTTCAAGGACGGCGTCGTTTTTCCGATCAGTATCTTCATGTTGTTTGTGATAACGTCGTTTACCGTGCGGGAGTTCGCGCGTTTCGATGGGTCTTGCTGCAATTCTGCCAGCTCGTCATAGCGACCGCCAAGCTGCCAGCGATACTGACGAAGGTCAATCTCCTGACCAGACAGGATCGCGGCCTTGACGTTGTTGACGAATACCGGATCGACGTTTGCACGATTACGCATTGCAGCGACCTCTTCGGGGTTCATGCGTGCTTCGACAGACGGTGGAACGGGAAGATTGTTGTTCGTGTAACGCCATGCCTCGTCGCTGGCCTCGTCTTCTTTGGCCTTGCGTGTGTCAGCGATAGTTTTGATCTGTTTGTCGATCAGCTCTTTTGCTTCACGCGCCGTATCGACATCGCCTGTCATGCTGTCGATCTTCGCTTTGATGTCGGCCTCGTTCAGTCCAGCGCCACGCAGAGCATCGACCTGTGCGCTGACTTTACTCAGGCGGTTCATCCATCCTTTGTAGCTATCTGTATATTTTTTCTTGCCAGTGGCGTTCAGCCTGTTGTATTCCGCGCGGCGCAACTCGATCAGCTTGCGAACGTCTCCGTCTGCGGCAGCGATCATCTCCTTTGCCTTCGGGACGCCGTGGTTTACCGCGGCATCAAAGGCGACAAGTCGCATATCGGCAGGCAGCTCGTCAGCTCCGACGCCGATGTAATATTCACCAAGGTAATACTGGCGTGCTGTCTCTTCGTCGAGCGTGTCGAAGTCGAGGTCAGGGTTTGCTTTTTTGTTCAGTCCGAACTTCGCCAGTGCGCCGTTGTTATCAGTGATAACTTGGTCGCCGCCTTCGATCTCGTTCATCACGAAGTCAACGATCTGGTTCGGCTCCGTCTTCGGGAAGGCAGAAGACATCGCCTGACGAGCGATGTTCGTTGCATCGTATTTGCGCCTTGTCGGGGTCATCAGGCGTTGTGCGGCCAGAAGATCGTCCGCGGTAAAGCGAGGCGTATTGTTGCTGTAAAAATCTATGGCGCCCTTCGGATCGTTATCGGCCATGCGAACCAAAACGGCGAGGCGTGCCTTGCTCTCGATTTCCACGAGGTCAGCTTCGACAGCCTCCGGCCCAAGACCTTTGACTTCCGCGCGGGTGCGTGCAGCTGCCTTTGCAGCTTCGATAGATGCCTCGACGACGTCAGGCTGGTTGTAGTACAGCGCAGCGCGATTGGTAGACGTGTCCACCTTTGCCCGCGTTACGCCGTCAGCGAAGCCTTCCATCTCGGTGCGCTCGTGGTTGAACAGCGTGCGCTGGACTGTGTCACGGCGCCGCATAACCTCTTTGCTGAAAGCATCCTTCTGCTCTTGGTTCGACAGTCCATCCAAGACAGCTTGCATGTCGCTGTCATACTTATCCATCAGGAACTTCGGCAGGCCGATGGCATCCTTTCCCTTTCGGGCAAGAGCGCCTTGTTCTGCGGAGAAGATGTTCATCGCCTCCCAATCATCTGCGGCTTTCGATGCCGCTGTGACCTGTGTTAGATCGCCGCGCTGCTTCGCTTGCTGCACCATGCCGCTGACAGCATCAAACAGCTTTGTCTGACCAGAGAAGTCAGGCATCGGGGTGTTGACCTGAGAAAGCTGCACCGCGCGGAAGCTGCCCTTCGATGTCTCGCGTTCAATGATAGGAACTTGAATAGCCATTATTGCGCTCCTTTAAACCAACCTTGGCTTGTACCGTAGTTTCCGACGCCGGTGACGAGCGTACCGGCAGCATTAAGCAGACCTTTTTGCTTTGCGACCTTCGCGGAATATCGTGCGTTCTGCACGCCGACTTCACCTTGGAACCTGTCGCCGATGGCAGCGTTCTTAAAGCCCATTGCTTCCAGCTCTGCATCGCGCATGACGGTCATCGCATTAACCTCGCCTGTCTGTACGTTCTGGTCGATCAGAGACGCCGGTGTCCCGACGTCAGCATCAAGGCCAGCTGACGACAGACGCGCACGCGCCGTCGCATTACTTCGACGAACATTCTCGCGGACGACACTGGCATCCTGTGCGCCCTTGCGGATGGATTGCGTCGCGGCAACGTCCTTCTGTTGCGCGTTAAACTCGGAGATGCGCTGGTTATTCTGCGCCTCCATTTTGATTGCCTCGCCCTCGGCCTTACCTTGCTGGTACTGCATAAAAGCGCCGACCGCGCTCAGGCCGAGCATTACAGCTGGATGACACATGCTACGCCTCCTTCCAAAAGCGGTGGAACGGCAGCTTTAGTGCGCCGTAGGGCATCTCTGTCTCTTCGACATTGAAGCCCATAAATTTCAACCATCGGATCGCCTTCGTGTTTCTGGCGTCCACATAATTTTCAAGTTTATCATAGCCTTGAAAAAGTTCCAGTAAAGGCTCGCGGCAAACCCGTAAAAACTTTAGAGCGTGCTGGTCGAGATCGCTGGTTCCGACCATCCACGGTGCGCCGAGGCCGTTCAGCAAGCAGACAGGCGCCACACCCCACATACAGACAGCAACGCCGTCAAGCAGGCCAGTGTAAGCCTTGTCGCTATAATCAAGACCATGACGCATTGCATCGTCTGGTTTGGCCAGTGTCGCAGCCCAAAGCTCCGCGCGGTCTTCCGGCCTTACCTTTTTTGCGATGTCGACAATATGGTCTGGCGTCGCTATGACGATCTCTGCCTTCATCCGTTATCTCCGCTTTCCATTTCCAGTGTAATACAGTTCACCGTGACAGGAACAGGGAGTTCTTCGCGGATGCACAGACGGCCCTGTCGGGAGTACGACGTGTTCAGGACGACGTCGACGAGGCCTGTCGATGCAGGGATCGTCGGGTCATACCCTAAGCCAGCCGCGCGGGCAGGCGCACGCTTGATTTTATCAAAGCCATTATTCCCGACGTTCAGTGACTTTGTCTCCTGCACGGAGATGTGTGCCGCGGCGACGCTGACCATCTTTCCCTTCGTGCTGCCCTGCGGCGCAGCGAGGTCAAGCGTTTCGAGGTCTGCGACATAGCCGATGCCAAAGTGGTTGATGTAGCCCGGCTCAGGCAGCGTGACAGAACCGTCCGTGATGGAAAGGTCTGGAATGACGTTACCCTCGGACAGGCAGGATATATCTTTGCCTTCGATGTGGTCGAGGCCGCAGAACCAGCGCTTTGCAAAGTTCCAGTCTGTACGGGCTACACCACGATATGCCTCCGGCACGTCGCGGATGGCGATTGCTGTCACTACTGTCGAGCTGGTATAGGCCGTGATCTCGAAGGCCATGCGGATCGGCACGCCGTCGTCGTCAGTTGTCAGGAAGACAATCTGGTTACGCATCGTCGCGTCTATTGCCGTGAATATGCCTGCCGAGCATGTCAGTGTCAGGTCTTCCGCGTCTTCTGATAGCCACGTCGTTCCGCCGGTGATCGTGATCGTTGACGATCCTGTATTGCGGCCATCATACGTCACGCCGCAATCAACAAAGAACGCATCTTCCGCTTTGTCAAAATACCTCGATGCGAATACCTCGATGTACCGGCGCGTGTCTCCGTTGATCTCTCTCTCGATACCAAAGTATGCAGACGTCTCGCGGCCTTCCCGGATTGTCGCCACAGTCTTAAACTTTGCGTCGTCACTGTCATGGCGATGCCAAGCATAGACGCGCTGCTCTTCCATGAACGTGAAGCCGTTCAGGTTTCCGTCAGACATGCACGCCCAAACCGTCGAGAACGGGTGACGCTGGTATGCCCAATCACGGATGAACTTATTGCGGAACAGGTGCGGGCTTCTGGCCGTCAAGTCGATACCGCCGAAGCTGTCGCTGTCGAACTGGTACTTGAGCGAGTGTACGGAAGAGCCGACATCCTGCACCATGATGGCGGTGTTCCCGATAACGATAGGCGGCACCTTTGATGCGCCGGTATAGCCTTGGATGATCGGGTTCGGCGGAATAGACGCAAGCAATGCGCCATCGCTGTCACCCTTCACAAGGAACTCTGCGGCTGATGTCAGAACAATCAGGTCTTGCAATTGCAACAGGTGACGGATCGCGTTCATCTCCGTCGCGTTCATGGACAGGATGATCGCCTCGTCATCAAGGATGGGATTACTTTCTGAGAAGTCGTTCCGCACCTTTGCCTTAGACATCCAGAGCAAAGAAGGCTGCAAAGATGTCGCAGCAAAAATCAACCGGCCTTTGTGATATACAGCAGATGATGGGTACCCTTCCTCCTCTGACCACGCGCTCTTTGCCCATATCGTCGTCGGATTTGACACGACGTTGTCCGGGATGCGATTTACAACAGTTCCATCCATCTCTGTCGTCGATGTATATGATGTCAGCTCGACGATGCCGAAGCCGCTGTGAAGATACTGCCACTCGACACCATCGGCTCCATCTGTCTGCGATCCCTCTGTCCAGTCCGGCTTGATCGTGCCTGTCTTCTTGGCCGTGTCTGCCGTGCCTCCTGATCTATAAGCGCCAAACGATGTGGTGTTCGTGTAAAGAGTATCATTGTCGACGTTCATCGGGTAGAAGCGCGTTGCGTCGATGACTTTGACCTTGAAGTAAAGGCCGTTGATCTCTGTCATGCCAGCGACGTTTTGAATGAAGACAATGTCTCCTGTTGTGAAGCCGTGGTTCGTAGATGTCGTGATGATACTGTTTGCAGCGGAACTGATCGCGCTGATGTTCCTGCTAACAGATGTATAAATCGACAGGTAGTAGTGTGTGCCTGCGCGGTAAACTGTGTTTGCTGGTATGAGCTTTGCCGCCTCCCAAGTAGGTGTACTGTCGCTTGGTTCCTGCTCGATGTAGAACAGATCGCCAACCATGTCTGCGTTGAATATTGCGCTGGAAGATGTGATCGTTACCGATCCAGTGACATCATCAACTGTCACGGTTGTCGATGTGGCATTTTCCTGCGCGAACGGCCCAGCCTTATTGTTGAACAGAGAAACAGTCCATGCTGTGTTGCCGGTGCGCGTGATGTCGCGCGGATAGTAATCAGGGTGTACGACGGTCAGGACATCGTTGCTCTGCGTAAAGCCAAGCTCGAAAACATCTTCGTGTGACCAAGGCGTCGCAACGGTATAGATGCGGTTTGCCGTGCCGCCGGACACATAAGCGTCATATCCTGTTGTGTCGATGGCGTTGCCAAGGTAGTCGTTAAGCTCGAACGTATCTGTCGTGACGTTTGCCACGCGGAAAGACCGGCCATTCAGTTGTATCATGCCGACAATGCCAGACAGGTAAACGTCCTGACCGTTTGAGAAGCCGTGCGCTGCCGATGTCACGACGCCTGTCGAGGCCTGCGTGATGCCTGTGATGTTCTTCGTCGCTTCGATGATCTGCCCGCCGTCAGCGATGATACGCATGTATTCGTCACCAAGCTCGATGACGTATGTCTGCTCTTCGTTGAACTGGAACTTGACGAGGCGAAAATCACGGTCATGGTAGCGGGCTTCTGCGACGTATCGCAAGCCCATGCGGTTAGACGCGCCACCATACTGACGGATGATCCAGTTGCGGACTGTCCGCATACCGATGTAATAAAATTCCTGATCGACACGCCCCCACAGCTCTGGCCCTACCTCGCCCGCGGCGAAGGAAGGCTGGCTGATAAACTCTGCCGGGTATTCACGAGGTAGGCGACGCATGATTACCCCCTGATCTGCTCGAACTGGCTTGGCGCTTCGGCGCCGTCCTCTCGTTCAGACTTGTGCTGGATTTGCGCTTCGGACAACCATGTCGTCCAGTCGTTTGCGATGTCGACCTTGATGGACGCCTTAACGCGCAGCGGCTTCGAGATATACGTCGCGATCAGCAAGGACTGGCCGACAGCGTACACATCGCTGTACTGGCTCTCGTCCGTCACCCAAAAGTTGACGTCAAAGATGGCGTCCTCTTGATCTGTGTAAATGACCTTGCCGTTACCGGAAGGCGCACGCTTTACCTCGAACTCGATCTTGTCCTCGATGCGCTCAGGACGGCGCTTATACGGGTCGATGATGCCGTTGATGCGCTTGACGTCGTTCGGATAGAGGTATGAGAACTTCCAGCGATAGTTCGGATCGACAGCCAAAAGCGTTGCTTGCACTTCGTCTTGCGCGAAGCTCCAAGGCATCATCTCAAGCAGGGTATCGCGCGACGGCTCATACCAAAGACGGCACTGGATCGCTTCATTCGTGTCATCGGTGTCGATGTCGGAGATGAAGGAGCCAATGCCGCAATGGGACAAAGCCATATTACAAATTGTGGTCTTGGTATAAACAGACACGTTTGCCTCCGTAAAGAGGCGGCGATCAGATCACGTCTTGATTGCCTGTGCCTGCGCCGCCGTCGTTTTTGTTATCGACTTCGGGATCAACTGCCGGAACTGTCGGCTGTGCCGCTTGTGCTGCCTTAGCCGCATCTTCCGCGCCGTCCATGATTTTTTCAAAGCGTTTTACGCCATCCATGCCGCGCTCGTATTGCTTGTCACTGATGGTCGGCACGCCTCGGTTCGACAGTTCGGTTGCGTGCTTCGGCCTTGCGTCTGCATAGTCCGGGCGTTGCTTCCGACCGTTGATGGTCATGTAAGGCACAAGGATGTCCGACTTTTGCTTGATCGGGGTGGCTGCATCCACGAGAGCCGGGTGTTCCAGAGGAACAAGGCTTGTGATGATGTCGCCTTCCTTGAAGAAGCGATACGGACGGCTAAGTGTGCCTTTGCCGGTTGCCCGGTACTTAAAGAGCTTGTTGGTCATTGCTCGCTACCCCGCTTAATAAACGGAGAAGCCGGAAGCCGGATATTCCTGCGACTTCTGGATGGTGCGAACGAGGCCTGCCGTGAACGAACCTGTGGTCAGGTTGCCGTTAGCCGGTGTATAGCTCAGGCCAAGATAGCGTTCGAACGCGACAAGATTTTCTGCTTCCAGCTTGAAGAACAGCGTGGTGCCAGCTGCCGTCAGTGCTGGCAGCGTAACCAGAGTACGAACAACAGTTGGAGAGCCTAGGGCTTCGTCACTGTCTGTTACAAGAGCGATAGCAAGCGTACTGTTGCTGTCAACATCCGTCATAGCTACATCGCATTGAAGCATGATGTAAATGTTTTCGCCGTTGCCGATGTCGCGGGCAAGTGAAGTGTCGATGGCGTTGGTCGAAACAGCCGCGGCGGTGATCGCCTGAGCTTCCGAAAACATATTTTGACCGTCGAGTATCATGTGCGTATCTCCTTGGTTTTTAAACTCGTTGTTGTCCGAATTGCGGGGGAGACAGCGAACCATCTCCCCCTTCTACGGGTGTGTATTAAGTCACGCGACCTTCTGTTTCCAGCAAGGCATCAATCCGACGGATCGGGATGCCACGGAACTTGGTCGTGAACTGGTTCAGGCCGTCCTCGATTTTCAGGACGTTGCTCGTCTTCTCCATCGCCGCGATTTCCAGCAAGGTGTGGATCGTGCGGTTCATGTAGAAGCAGGGCTTGACGCCGTTGAAGTTCGGGACGCGGGCCATTGCGCGAACCATCAGCTTGATGATGAAGGTCGCTGCCGTGGTTGCTTGCGTGCCGGTCATCGCGGCCAGAGCTGCAATGTCGATGTTGGCGATGCGGACGACATAGCGCCAGTCGCGCAGGGCAAGGCCTGCCTTCCAGTGGTATTCGTCAACATAGGCACGGTAACTGCGGCCTTGACTGTCTTGCACGTCATAGGCGCCGTCGCCGGTGCTATCTTGAATGACCTTGTGCTTGACACCGGCGTTCTGCCCTTTCGGGAAGATACCGTGGCAGGACTTCTTGCCCCAAGCTACCAGCCAGATCGAAGCGAGGTTTGTCGTGCCACCGGCATCCAGAATGTTGTCGCCGTTGCCTGCGGACAGGTCAGAATAGCGCGGGGAGAGGCCGAGGAACTGTTCAGGGTTTGTGTCAGTGTCGCCGTAGAACAGCGTCTCTGCCATTTCCTGCGCCATGCTTTCCATGTGCGGTTCGTTCTCGGACAGACGGAAGGCGGCGGTGTTGCCGTTCAGTGCAGCAAGATCAATGTCGATCTGGCCGCGCGAGAACAACATACCGCAAGCTTCATCGACCTGTACGGTCGTGGACTTGGATGCTTCGATACCGACGTTCAGCTTGCGCCAAGTATTCGTCGGAAGACCGGTACGCATCGTGGTGCGGTGGCCGGTTTCGAGGTTGCCCTCAAGCCACAGCATGTCGGTCAGAATGTCGTTTTGCTGAGAAAGCAACTCAACGATGTCGGTTTCAACCGAACCGCTAGGTGCCAGTCGCTTCGAGTAGTCCAGAAGCGTAAGGACTTGGCCTGCCAAGGTCGCCATGAGTATTATCCCTCCGGGTTTAATCGGAACTCATGCTGTCCTTGGTGAGTTTCATGCTGCCTGAAAAGAAGAGGCCTTGCAAGCGGATTTTGCAAGACCTCTTTCCCCTGTCTGTCTGCCCCCTGTTACAGGGCAGACTTTATGCCATATTCGGGTACATCCGTTTCGCCATCGCATCGGCACCGGCTTGCTGCGCTGAACCGCCAGAAGAGCCGCCAGCTGTGTCGTTTCCTGTCGCTTGTGCGATGTTGTTCAGGAAGCGAACGAACGAGCGTTTATTACCAAGGCCGAGCAGGACGAGGTCTTGCTTGAGTTCGGCCAGATTTTCCTCGCTGCCCGCGAACTTGCGGATGACATCGTTGGCTTTTGCCACCGTCACCTTGAGGTTTGTGCCGCCGAGAACCGGGTCAGCCTCGACCTCTTTGCGCCAGTCGCTCTTCGTCTTTGTCCAGACATCGAGGTTATGCTGTTGCATTTTTACACCAAGGTCGGTCAATTTTTGAGCGCCGTCCTTGTCCAGCTTGTGATCCTTGATGTATTCCGACAGCGGGCCTTTCAGCTCGTCGGGGATCGGCATATCTTCGGGAACGGTCAGCTCTTCGAGTTTTACCTCGACAGCTTCGCCTTCCTCGCCGTCCTTGGGGGGTTCTTCGCCGTCTTTAGGATCGGCGCCGTCACCTTCTGCGGGCGGCTCTTCAAAGAGCAACTGCGCTGGATCGGCTGCTTTATCTCCTGCTTTCGGCGCGTCGGCACCGGGAGGCGTTGCGGCGGGCGGCGCTTGAACAGCCGCATTGGGATCAACTTGGCTGGTTGCCGCCGGTGTCTGGCCTTGCGAAGGCGGCGTCGCTGTTGCTGCCGGTGTCGTCGTCGTTTGTGCGTCGGTCATTGTCTTCGTCCTCTTTTGCTTCTTTGACCATGAGAGAAAAGGCTTCTGGACTGGTCATGTTCAAAAGCCCCATGATGTATTCCCCGACAGATTGCTTGCCTGTCAGGAAGTTCGTGACCTCGTTTGTGCCGCCAAAGGCAGACCGGCCAAAGTGGCACACTCCGAGGAGAGAATAGACCAGACGGCGCCCTGATCTGGACGCCAGCGCATACTTCATCGCTTCCAAGTCGCGGTCACGAAAGGGCGGCTCGTCATGCTTTATGCCGCTGATCTCTTCTTCAAAATCGCTCAAGGCGTCGCTCCCGTATCAGCTCCCATCGCGGACATAACCTGTTGGATTTGTTCAGGCGACATCCCGCCGGTCTGCGCGGCGACATTGCCAGCCTCGGCGACGTCTTTCGCTGCGCCAGCAAGCCCCGGCGCCATCGCGGCCATCTGTGCCATCTGTTGTTGTTGCTTCTCGTTTGACGCCATGTCTGCGACCATCTCGTTCGAGTTGACCAGCTTCGGAGGTACGGCGACGGCGTCAGCGTATGCGTCGACGGCTTCCAGAGCGTTCAGCTTGAAGCGTGCCTGCGGATCAATCGCGCTGATGTTCATCACGAAGCCGATGTAGCGCTCGATATTGCCGATGCCCATTGCCTTCTGTGCCTGCGCCAGAACCGAGATGTATTCCACGCGCAGCGGCGAGCCTTGGATTTCTTTCGGCGCCGGTGGCAACATGCCGCGCGATTGCAGCATAAAAAAGATTGCGTCGATCATCGGATCGAGCAATTCGTCGTTCAGTCGTTCAAGGACAGGGCCGAGCATCAGGAGCTTTTCTTCGCGCAGGGCGTTGATCTGCGTCGCTGTGATGTTCGGCTGATCGCCAAGCTCGATGACGGTCATAAAAAGGTTCTTGTAGAAGGCCTCGTCGATACGCGCGGCGACGTTGCCGATCTCTTCGCGCAGCTCGTTGATGTACGGATTGACCTGATATGCAGGGCGATAACCTTGGTTGCCGGTGGCGATCAGGCCGTTCACATAGGTCGTGTCGCCCGGCAGGATGGACGTGCGCTGGTTACGCAAGGAAGCGTCGGCCACCATAGCGGGGTTGACGTTCTTGTCGATGCCTTGCAGCTTGCGCTTTTCCATCAGCTGAATTTGTTTGTTGTCGCCAAGGGACAGCTCGCCACAGCCGATGCCGTAGGTGTCTTCGCCGAGCAAGTCCCATCGGACGCCCATCATCGGGTTGTAATCATATCCGCTGTATTTCAGGATCGAGGCGTCTTCCGTCTGCGTCGGATCAAACCAGACAGACGCGAACTTCTTACGCGCCGACAGGGCAGAGCCTTCGATGTACTGAGCGTTTGGCTCGACGATGTGAACGACAGGGTATCGGTCGTAGTAATTGCCGTTATCGTACATGCGCTTGCATATGTCGGGGACTTTGTCGCCGAACTTTTCCACCATCTGCAACGTCGTAAAGCTGACATCGCGGAATAGCTTGGTGCATCGGTTCGAGTGGCTGGTCGCCATGCGGAACGTGCCAATCGGAAAGTCGTATGCCCGCATGATGTCGTCGTCGTCTTCATCAACGAAGAACGCGCCGGTGCCATAGGTTCCGGTCGTGCCGTACAGGGATTTGAGACGGTCATACACGTTGGATCGGCCAAGCACTTCGCGGATCAGCATCTCGACGATGTATAGCCATTCCTTGACAGGCTGGAACTTTTGAAGGTCTGGATCGGGCGTGCCGAGCTTGAACCACGGACGCATGGGCGATGTGACGCCTGATTGCATACCGGATGCAAGGGTGCGAACGGCAAAGCGCGGCTGGCTGTTGATGATCTTGCCATCCTGACGGCGCGGGTCATTGACCAGATCGCCGTTGAACCGCGCGGTGCGCGGGGCGAGATAATCTCTGATGTCCTTGAAAATGCTTTCGTAAGCCGTGAACTCGTTGGTCAGGGCTACATTCTCGGACTTATACAGCTGCCACCGCTGCATGGTTTTGCCGTTCAAGGCCATGAAGGTTGTTCCCTTACTGGCCGAAGAACTGCTTATTTGTGGTCATAGGCTGGTCGGTCAGGCCTTGCCCGCCGGTTGCCAGCGTCGAGGCTTCGTCCGTTTGAAGACGACGACGACGCGCATCACGCGCTGCGTTTACAGCCTGAGATGCGCCGGTGTCTACAACAGCGGGAGGCGGTTCAGCGGTAGGGATTTGAACCGGAGGGGGGGCTTTGGGGCTAGAAAAAACAGAGCCGCACATAGGGACATCTCCTGATAAATTCAGGGGCTTGTCGTATCCTTGGCTTCACCATCTTAGTCGAGAGGGTTGTATTCGTCCACCGTTTTTCCGCCACCGTTATTGCCCATGCCGGGCAGGGGGACATAATCAGAGCCGTTCGACGACGTCCCATGCACGGCGTCATACGGGTTGCGCTTGGCGACAGGGAAGGCAAACGTCAGGCCAAGGCCGTCCCAAAGGTCAGGGGATCGGCCAAGTTCTGCCTTGATCTGATCCTTCTCGACGATCTGCAATTTATCCTTGTTGTGGAAGTACGTGATCGCCACAGCTTCCTCGGTCAGCTCGTCGATGCGGGGCAGGCATCCGCCGTTCTTCACCCAATGCGCGGCTTCCATGTTCATCTCTGCCCGCTTGTTGAAGTACACGTAATCGTTGGCTTTTCCGGCAAACTGGACGTCGTTGACGGCATACCCCCACGTCCGAAGGCTGTCGATAACGCCCGATCCCCATCCGCCGGTGTTGTCCACGTTGACGGCGTCGGGGTTCCATTTCTTGATGGCGTTGGCCACCTGACCGGCAATCTGCACGCTGTCGGGGATACGCAGGATGCGCGGCTTGAAGGCGACGAGGCCTTGCCGCGGGAAGATGACCGTCCTGTCGTCCCCCTGCCGCGCGACGTCGACACCGAGGATTTTCGGGGCGTGTTCGTATGCGGAGACGTCGATCACTCTGTTCATGGCCGCTTCCATGTCGTCGGGCCCGATCAGGGCGTTCATGGATGCGGGCGGGAACTTGCCGAAGACGTTGACCAATACCCACGCGTTGTCTCGCCCGTATTTCTTGATCTGCTCGTTCGCCCATTGCTTCGAGATGCGCGGGCTGCGCTCTGGATCGTCTGGATCGCCGGTGATCTCGATCATGTCCCACAGGCTCTTCTCTTTGGTACACGCGCGGTAAAGCGGCCCTGACAGGTGCGTCGGGTTGCCCATGATGACGATCTTTGCGATAGCGTGCGGGTTGACCTCGGTTCCTGCGTTGGCAAGAGCTGCCTCGGCTGCGGCCATAACAGCGTCGGGGATACCGCCGCACTCGTCGATCATGAACATGATGTAATCAGCGTGCAGACCAGCCAGCGTGTTCGCCTGTTGCTCAGGGCTTGCGCTCTTCGACCATGCGCGGGCGGTCATAAACCACTCTTCGGGATAATCGTTGTGGAAGATGCGCGTGATTGTCCATGTGTACATCTGGTTGCAGATGTCGGACTTTTTCTGCCACTTGGCCATCTCAGCCCACAGGCCGTCGCGCAAGTTGCCCGCGGTAATTGATGTCGCTGCGATCTTCGGGAAAGGATAGCACACAAGGAAGTGCCACGCGATCCATGCCAGCGCAGCGGTCTTGCCCGGCCCTTTGCAGGCCTTGGCGCCTGATCGCCGTCCTTTGGATTTCTCGCCGTTGGCGTAGTTACGCAGGCAGCGCTTCTGCCACTTGTCCGGCTCGACCTTGAACTCTTCGCGAACGAACTGGACAGGGTCTTGCCGCCAACGGATCAGATTATCCTCAGCTCTCTTCTTGGTCGCTGCCTGTGACAAGCGTCGCCCCCTGTTCCTCGCGTTCTCGCTCTAGCGATCCGGCGACAAGTTCAGCATAGCCGACCTTGGCTTCGACCTTCTTCTCGATCAGCTTGCCGTCGATGTCCTCGACAATCTGTTGCATGGCTGTCGGGTTCTTCATGGCCTGCGCGAAGCGTGTAGCGGCGAGCATCTGTGCGCCTGTCAGCTTGCGGCCAAAGACGTCCTTGATCTGGTCAGGTATGGCTTTTGCGTCAGGGGCGAAGTCGAACTCGTGCGATGCGATGCGATTGACCATGCGACGCACGGATGCGTTCTCGATCATCTTCTGACGGCTCTTTGCCTGCGCTTCGCGTGCGTCGGCGCCACCATCTTCACCAAAGCGGGAGCCGATCAGCCGTTCAGTCGGGTCTTGCTTTTTGTCGTCAGTCATCGGCTATTTGCTCCTTTCTTAGCTTGATGCCCTCTTTTACGAGGAACGCGAACACCCTTGCGATGTCGCGCTGGTCTTCGATGTAATAGTCCTGATCGTCGTGTGTAATGAAACCGATGAACTCGACGTCCCTCGGCCCCAACTTATCAATCTTTTTCACCTTCTCGCACAGCTTCGGCGGGCAAAACGGGATCACGTTGTTGTCGTCCATGTCTCTCCCTTTCGACGATCTCAGCTGCCGTCACAGGCTCAGGGGGTATAAAACAAGCGCCGGTCTGTGTCATGACCATCATCGCGTGCGGCGGAAACTCTATACGGATCGGGGTCATTGTCCGACCTCGCGCAAAACATAGGGGAAGTTGTGACGCACGAAGCCGTCTGCATGGGTAATTACACTACCCCACTGGATAATCCAGATCGCTGCGGATCGCATGTTGAACTCTTTTCTCATTGCGCCCTGTTCCCCTTTACTGGAAAGACCTCGCCGCAACCGGGGCAGCACACTTGGTTCTTGCCGGGCGTCTCTTCCTCGCCGAGCTTGTCCATCGGCGGGATGTTCATCACTTCGTGCAGGCCGACAGCCCGCAGCTCTTCCAAGTCCCAATCGTTTGCCAGCGCGTCCATATCCCACACGCCGTTCTCGTGGTTGTCCTGCAAAAGAAGCTGCCGGTATTCGTCGTCGGTAATCGGTCGCTCCGGCACGGAGATGCGGCACTCTGTCCAGCCAAGCTCGCGCATCGCCTTCAATCGTTGATGCCCGCCAGCGAGTTTCAGGTCATGCGTCACAAGCAAGGGACGGAACTGTCCGAGCCGGATCAGCGACGCTTTCAGCTTCATGAACTGCTCGTCTGTGATCTTGCGCGGGTTCTTCTCGAACGGGCTGACCTCGGCCAGATGCACCGTTTTTTCAAGCCATTGAAGCGTCGGGAAATTTTGTTGAGCGTCCACCGTTGATTTCCTTGTGTTTTTGTTATGCGCCAAGCCATGCGCGTTTGATGCGCCGACCGATGCGTTTGAAGAACGATCCGACCTTCACGATCAAGGCTACGACGCCGAGGAAGTGCAGGGCGAGAAAAATGCGTGCGCGGATCGGGAACTCTGTCGGATTGAAGAGGCTGGCCCCTTCCTGCGCGTGCAAGAGGATCAGGGCGTCGTGCTGCTTTTGTGTGATTTTCAGCTCTTGAAACAATGCGACGGTGCGCTTGTATGCCGGTTCGTCGAACATCAGACCGAGGGCTTCGATCTGCTCTTTGACCTTGGCTGAGTAATATTCGGTGGGTTTCTTCTTCGTCATGGCGCTCTCCGTTGTTACGGGTTCCGAGCCATTACAGCCCGATCCCTTGGATAATCAGGCGGCGCCGAGAGGGGTTTTCCACTAACTGTACCAAGGATAGCAAAAGCCCGTTTCCCCTCGGCGCCTTGAGTTCCAAGATGACCAAAAAAAAGACGTCGTGCAAGTGATTGTTTTTGTTCATTTTCTACCAATACCACCAAAATATTTGATTTTGATGCTTTTTTTTCTTGTAATAGGGACAACGTACCTATAAGATCAGAGTTGTGGATCAGTTGTTTTCAATAATTGTTTCACATGAAACCATAACGTAACCTCAAAAGGAGAACCAAAATGCGCTCATTCGCAAATGCACGCGACCGCATCCTGTCCCTCGAAGACATCCAACGTGTAGCCCCTTCCGTATTCGCACAGGAGCCGTGGGAACGGATGTCCGATAACTACCGCTTTATCCCGACGATCGACGTGGTTAAAGGCTTGATTGATAACGGTTTTCAGCCTGTATCGGCCAAGCAATCCCGCACCCGTATCGAAGGGAAGCAGGACTTCACCAAGCACATCCTGCGCTTCCGTCATGCTGATGCGCACCACGCGCTTCAAGAGTTCCGCCAGCAAAACACCGATCTGGCCGCGGCTCCCGAAGTGCCGGAGATCGTGCTTCTGAACTCGCATGACGGCGGCTCGTCCTACCAGATCAGCCTCGGCATCTTCCGTCTGGCCTGCCTGAACGGCCTGATGGTGTCTTCCGGCATGACGCAGGACATCAAGGTGCGCCACTCCGGTCGGGAGGACATCGTCAGTCAGGTGATCGAGGGTTCCTACCAGATCATCGAGGATGCCCCTAAGCACATCGCACAGATCGAGGACTGGAAAAGGCTGACGCTGGACACCAAAGAGCAGGAGATCATGGCTGAGGCCGCGCTGGAAGTGCGTGGAACGACGCTGGACGTCTCCCCTGAGAACCTGTTGTCGGCCCGCCGGTATCAGGATGACGGCGTAAACGGTCGCCGTGACCTGTGGCGCACCATGAACACGATCCAAGAGAACCTCGTTCGTGGTGGCGTGTCAGGCCGCAATGCCAACGGGCAGCGCCGCCGCCTGCGTGGTGTGAACTCTGTGGACGCCGATACGAAACTGAACCGCGCCCTGTGGCAGATGGCCGAGAAAATGGCCGAGCTGAAACAGTAAACGCGCAGGGGGGCCGGGCCTGTACCACCCGGCTCCCCGCCTTTTTTCAACCATAATCAAGGATTACAGACATGACAGACGAGATTTACAAGGCGGCTCTGGACGCCGCAGCATCGAGCGCCCCTGACGAGCAGCTGGTCTACACGGCGCAGGAGGCCATCGACCTGATTAAATCCCTAAACGAGATCAGGGATCAGGCTGCGGCCAAGGTCGACATCGTCGAATATAGATCGTCCGAGCAGGCTTGGAACGGTCGGACGAACGGGGGATAACCATGGCAAAAAAACAGCCCCCGTTCGCCATGACTGTCGAGCGCGATGTCATCCGTCAGGAAATTGTGGCCGAGTTCGTTCTTGACGAGGACAAGCAAGGCTTCGAGATCAGAAGCCCTTACAGCGATGACTACGACAGATCGCGGATCAGCTGTAAAGTCACTGACATCCCTGCTATTATCCGCACACTTCAACGCATAGAAAAGGAAAGCAAACAATGATCGAAGGCATCACAACACCAAAAGACCACATCGAGTTTCTCAAACAGCACGCTCTCTGGAATATCGAAGCTCACGGCAACGACGTCGGACAGCGTGACGACATGCTAAAGTCTCACAGTGCCGCTGTCGATACCATGAACACCCTGTACTTGCATTACATCGGCGTTATCGCCCTGCTCTCAAATGTGTCAGGCGAAGTCAGTGCAGACAACCGCGGCCTGATCGAGGACGCCATCGTCGATGCAATCGCTCTCGGCGCACCGCTGAACTACAAGCGCACCACGAACGGCATCGACATCGGCGTTAATGCGCCGGTCGAAGAAGACTTGGAGGTTTGACATGCTAAACGCTATCGAAAACGGATACATCAAGACATCTCCGCAGGGTGAGCCGACGTTCCTGATCGAGCGCTGCCCGCCTGAGCTGGCAGAAGACATGGGCAACGTCATCGCCATGATGCCGGTGCGTCGCATGGAGGTCATCGAGGTCAGCATCGCTGATCTGATCCTCGAACGTGCAATGCAGATTGCGCGGGAAAGGCAGAAATGAAAAAACCCAAAAAGTACAAGAACGGCATTGCCAAGACGCTCTCTGATCCTGTCTTCCGCCAGCGCGTGAAGCCGGGCAAGAAAAAGGTACAGAAACGCATCAAGAAGATTGATCCAGTGTACCCAATTTGATATATTCACTACCACCACACGCCGGGTGTTTTCGGCGCAACGTACCAAGGAGAACTACCTATGTCTATTTTAAACGATACCGATACACGCCTCGGCATCGGCGGCAACAATCCGCCGAGCGATGCGGACGTGTTCGAGCAGAAGATGCGCGAGCAATACCCTGAGACTTTCTCGTTCGCGGAGCGTCTGCTCAATGCAGCTGATCGCATCCCGACCGAGGTCAACGACGACGAAACCGCTGGCAAGGTGGCTGACTTCATCAAACAGGTGAAGAGCGCAAATAAATCTCTGGACGCAGCCCGCGTCGAGGAGAAAGAGGTCTACCTACAAGGCTCTCGTATGGTGGACGGCATGTTCAAGAGCTGGACAGAGCGCCTGAAAAAACTCGTCGATGCAGCTGCAACCCCTCTGTCCGAATACCAAAAGAAAAAAGAGGACGAGGAGCGCCGCAAGCGCGAGGAAGAGGCGCAACGCAAGCGCGAGGAAGCGGAAGCCGCTTTGCGTGAAGGAGAGCGCAAGCGCAAGGAAGCCGAGGAAAAGGAACGGATTGCCAAGGAAGAGCAAGCCCGCGCCCATGCCGAGGCCGAAGCTCGCCGCAAAGCCATCGAGGAAGAAGCTGCCCGCAAGAAGGCCGAACAGGAAGCTGAAATCCAGCGCCTCAAGGACGAGAAGGCGGCGGCTGAAAAGGCCGACAAGGAAAAGCAGGCGGAACTTAAACGCCAGCTGGACGAGGCCAACGATAAGCTGAAAGCGGCAAAGAGTGAAGAACGCGAACAGCTGAAAGCGGCCAAGCAGGACGCCGAAGCTGCGGAAGATGCCGCGCATGAGCTGTCGAAGCAGGCCAAAGCCGACAACCGCGAGGCAAACAAGCTGATCGACACCGCCATCCGCACAGATAAACAGGCAGAGAAGCTCGACAAGCTGGCCAACAAGGACGCGGCTGACCTTGCTCGCGTCCGTGGTCGGGAAGGCTCTGTGGCCACCGTACAGACGTTGTGGGTAGGCACAGTGACCAATCGCGAGATCATCGACCTCGAAGCCCTGCGTCAGCACTTCAAGGACGACGACATCCAGATCGCCCTGAACTCATGGGTCAAAGCCAATCCCGGCAAACAGCTGCGCGGAGCTTTCGTCCGCGAAGAAAATCGGGCAATCGTTCGATGAAAAATCTTCTCGCACTCGTCCTGTTCTTGTCGATGATCGCAGGCTGCACAAAGCTGACCGTCGATGCCATCGTCAGAACGGACGAGCTGCGGGACAACCAGAGGCACGAGAGATATGAGCAACAACAACGAACCAAGGCCACCACTTCCGCACGGCTGGCCCCGCGATAAACAAAGCCGTGTGAACATCGTCAACGGCGTTGCCGTCCTTATCCACCCCAAACGCCCGCCGCACACCATCGTCAATGGAAAATGGCAGGAGATACAGAAGGTAGCATGAAACCGACCATCACAAACGAAGAGCAGGCGATGCAGGCCATCGCAGACGGCGCCGAGGTCATCACGATTGACGGCAAGGAACTCATGGACGAGATCGAAAAAGAGGCACGCAAAGGCAAAGACAAGCCCCGCGCGTTCATCATGCGTGTCGTAATCGAGGTCGGTCAGAAAAGGCCTGACGGTAACATGGACATCGTCTCGTCAGAGAACGCCCTTGGCTTTGACGAAAGCGTCCGTCCGTCAAAGCTGATGGAAAAAATCAAACCACAAGTCATCGACACCGTGAACAAAGCTCGCGCTCATGTTCCGCTGGCGGTACTGCAACCAAAGGAGAAAAAAAATGGGTGAGCCTTTTGACACTTTTTTTAACATCATCGCTTGGGTTTTCGGCGTGCCGTGCGCCCTGCTATGGATCGCCGGCCTAATACGCATCTGCACACTATCAGAGCTTCAAAAGCTGCAAATGCGAATTAACGGCTTCAAACCGCGCCTATCTCCTGTGCCTCTGGTTGTCGCCATCATCTGCTTTGCATGGATCATCGCAACATGAGTATGGTCACACCCCAAAGCATCGCGCTTATCAAGTCGCTGATCGACGCCAAGCAGGGCGATCATGTGACGATCCACAAAGCCGTCCTGCGCGGCATCATCAGCGAGATCGAACAGCTGCAAGCCGCGCAGACGGATGACGAAGCAAAGAAGATCGACTTCATCCAGCGCCTATCTATCGAGCAGGCTATCAATTCCCTATGCGATAGCCTGTCCGAGCTTGCGCTGCGCGACTTCGGTCAGCTGACGGCGAACGAGGTCTTGACGATGGCGGCGAAAAACCTTCGCTACGTCAATGACCAAAGCGCTGTTCCGGTAGGAGGCACATCGTGAAAGGTGAAGACTTCAAAAAGCTCCGCATCAGCAAGGGCTTTAAAAAACGCCCGGCGCTCGCCGCCTTCCTTGGTTGCTCTGCCGACGCGATCAAGAAGTGGGAGCGCGGCGAGCGCAAGGTCAACCGTATGGCGGTAAAGCGCCTTCGTTCTATTTGAAAGGTGAAAAAATGACTGACAGATACAAACTGTGGGTTTTTCAGTGTTTGAAGTTGAACAACCTCAAGATTGTGGAGGGCTAGGGGATGGATTTATTTTCTCCAAAGCACCCATTTAAGTTTCCAGAGGCTTTCGACAAAGAAGGAAATCTTCTCCCCGTGGTAATACAGTTTTCTGGCGGCAGAACAAGCGGCATGATGCTTAAACGTATTCTTGAAAACAATGGTGATTTTGAAAAAAGGGCTGTTGTGCTTTTTCAAAATACAGGTAGGGAGATGGAAGAAACATTGTGGTTTGTTAATGAAGTTAGCGAAAGGTGGGGCGTCAAAATAGTTTGGCTTGAATATAGAAACAGGCCGAACGGAACAGATAAGTTTGACATTGTAAACTTCGACACGGCCAGCAGAAACGCCGAGCCATTTGACCAGATCATAGAGAGAAAAAGATACCTTCCGAATATGACAAAGCGCTTTTGCTCCGGCGAAATGAAGGTCGAAACCGCGCATCGGTATCTAAAATCCGTTGGCATTAATAAACGTATTTCTGCCATAGGTTTTCGCGCCGATGAGCCGCGCCGAGTAAGAAAATCCCCGATGAAGGCTCACAAAGTTAGGGGGGTCAGGTGGTTTCCTCTTAACGATGCCGGAATTACAAAAGAAGATGTATCAAAATTTTGGGAGGAAGAAGTAGGATTTGACCTTCCTTTGCAGTCCGTAAAAGGAAAAACCCTCCTTGGAAATTGTGATGGATGCTTTTGGAAGTCAGAAGAAGCAAGGATACATCTCGCTAAGTTTTACCCAGAACGCGCAAAGTGGTGGGCAGACAAGGAAGCGCAAATGTGTCGCACATTTGCGCTTAACCCAGACAAAACGCCACGATGGTGGAAAGACGATATAAAAATAGCTGCCTCTATGACAGAGGAGCAGGTTGAAAAGCTGTCTGGATTTGGCGCATTTTGCAACGCATCTAGCGGATCATGTGAGGCGTATTGAAAGGAAAAACAAATGACCACCCCCACCACCGACCAGTGCCGCGAGAATGCACTATATGCGTTAACTCGACTTTCTCATGGATATCCATACGAAGATCCAAACGCATCTTTTGATAAGTCGCTGGATATAGAGACAGTACAAGCCGCCATTCAATCACGCCCCACGGAGGAGCAACCCGCTGGCGATAGGCGGGAGGCTTTGGAGGCGTTCAAAAGAATTACCATGGCAACTGTTGATCCGCACTTTAGTCTTGAGGATGCAGATGTAACGGCTGTCATGAACGCATTCACCACCCCCGCCGCGCCTAAGTATATTTGCAATTACTGCCTTCAAGAATTTGAAGCAACAGAAGATGTGCTGAAATTGTGGCGAGACAGCAGATACCAACATCCGTCCTGCCCAAATTGTAAAGCAGCAAATCAATATACATATCCGACCCCCATTAAAAATCTCCGTATAGAAAAAACCCCGGCTTAACTGTCGGGGTTTTTTTTGTGTAGTATTGTTACGATCACACTGTTCTCGACGATGAAGACATAGTCGCCCGCCTTGATCTTCTTTGCGCCCATGCGGATCATCTGCTCGCGCTCAGGCGTCAGTATCTCTCGGCGCAGGGTGTCGAGGTCAAGGCCGTAAACCCTCTCCATGTAACGCACGATGGCATGGTCACTTATGCGCGGCTCGTTCTCCATCTGCTTTTCTTTTGATTGCATCCATAAACCTCTTCTCCCATTGTGTCCACTTTTCTGGCGGACGTCCACCGATCTTCATAATCCGCGCGACACGTTTTCGGCTTTTGTGGTTTTTTACCGGCAGCTGTGGCTCTTCCCTTTTTTGTGGCATAGGCTTTGGCTTGTCAACATTCACGTTTCGAAGCGACCAGTCCAAGTCCCGCGCTTTTTTTACAAGGACGGCTGTGTCCGGGAAGTAGTGCAGCTCGTGATCTCGCCTGAACATCTCGCAGACCTTGATGATAGCGTACTCGCTGACGCCCTCAAGGTCGATCATCATGTCTGATACGACAACGCGCCACGCCTCGCTGCCGCGTGTCCACGGCTTATGGTAGGACAGGTTGGTCAGATGGACGGCAAGGTGTGTCGGGTGTACTGGCCGCGTCAGTGCCTCGAAGAGCCGGTCGCTGACCTCCCCCTTCTTGAACACCTCTGGCCCGGCTGGCACTTCTATCTTCCGCTGCACCGGATCGCCATACTCGTCGCGCGTCCATTCCAGAACGGTGACGATCCGATCCCTGAAAGCGAGGACTTGTTCGGCCTTTTTGTCCAAGATGTCGTAGTCGACCGGCGCCAGAGGGGCTTGCCGGCACTCAGTCAATGCTGTCATCGGGTGTTCCTTTCTTGCGTTCGTTGTAGTCCATCACAGCGCCGACGGCAGCTTCCTGCATTTTGCGGGCATGAGAAGGCCGCTGGCTGGCCTGAGAGCTGAACTGTGTCTTCCCGCCGCCGTCAGGTGGGTAGAAGGCCTGCCAGCCTCTCTCAATGGCTTTGTTGATACATTCCAGCGGATCATGGCCTGCGTCCCTGAGCCGCGTCAAGGTTCCGATGTGCCGCGCGATGGCATAGGCGCTCTTGACCGGCTTCTTCATGTCCTTGCGGTTTTGCAGGAAAGCCGCGAAGCCTTCCATCAGGTTATGATCCCTGACCATCCAGTCTGGAAACTCTGCCATCTCGCCCGGAGGTTTACCGGCAGGCGCGACCTCGATCAATCCCCCCTTGGGGGTAGGGGGTATCTTATTACTTGTGGGTGTGGGTGTGGGTGTGGGTGTGGGTGTGGGGGCATCCGTTTCGCATCCGTTTCGCATGGGTGTTTTTTGTTTGTTTTCAATAGCCTTCTCTTTTTCCCACCGCTTTTCGGCGGCGACACGCCCTGCTTCTGACTTGCTGATGACGTATTCGTACTCCCTCCGCAGGCGCTTCTGCATAAGCTTCGTATCGTCGTCGCATGGGGTAAAAAACTCTAAAATCAATGGCTTAATTTTTTCGCCATATTCAAGTGGCGACAGGCCGAGCCTCTTCGACAACCACGCAGGGTCATTCGGTATGACGCACTCCGGCGTCCGCCATGTGATGATAAGCAGGCGCATGTATCGACCGAACTCGTCGTGTGTCAGGTGTCCTGTATCTGCCAGAAGCGCATCTGTGAATATCGGCAGCGCGGCAAACTTAGCCATTTTTTGCTCTCTTTCTCGGCCCGCTAAGGGTGACTTTCTTTTTATAGATCGCTTCGAATATTGCGATGCGGAGCGCCTCGACGCGGCCAACGAAGCCTTTGAAATCTTCGACAACCTCGATCCACTTCTCGTAGGTCAGGTCTGGATTTATATCAGGGTTCGTTTTGTGGGTTTGCTTTTGCTCGTACACAAAATCAGCCGTGTACTGCATAGTCTTTCCGGTGGCCGTTTGCACCGGCGTGCCGTCTGGTAGGATCAGATCAAACGGAACTTGCCGCCGTAGGTTTCTGATCTCACCGGCCATCTGCCAGAGCTGCAACTTTTTCCACCTGTGCAGCTCTCCCTTGCTATCAAATACGGTGCCGTCGACATCCGTTCTGGCGAGCTTAGGCGCTTTTTTTACGTTCTGATGCCATGACTTTACCATTAGAATTTAATCTCCGCTTTGATGCCGACCTTATTTAAACCCTTGCAAAGCTTAACGAGGCTGTCAAGGCGCGGCTCGTGCAGCTCTTCCCGCCATTGCCACAGCGTCATCCTTGACATCTTTGCTGCCTTGCACAGATCGCGCAGGGATATACCGGACTTGTCGATATGCTGCTGAACCTCATCATATATACGTTTTGCGGGCATCGCTGGCCGCAAGATAATTTTTTTCTTTGTTGTCATTTTTTCCTCTTGCTTTGGGTACATGGGTTTGGTATTACTCTCATACAACGCCTGATGTAGGCATGTCAATAACCTTCGTACCGAGGTATAAAATGAAAGAACAGAGTAAGCCAGTCGTCCTGAAATCTTTTGACGGACTGTCCGAGGCATTAAACAGCAAGATCACACCGGAGCCGGGCGTATATAAAATTAACGTCACCACGTCACGCGACGGAACGTGCATCCGCTTTACACTTCCTTCTTCTTTTAAATTAAAAAGGTTTGAGCTTGAGGGTAATGCTTCCAGCGCAGCCCTTGTCGAAAACAAGGACGGTGTTTTGTTCAATGCGCCGGAACAGCAAAAGCAAAGCTGCTACGCATCTTTTTCAGGAGGCACGCGCGGCCTTGATCTTTTGCCAGCCATGCCTAGAAAAACATACGAGGCGTATTGGGATGGCAAGAAGATCGTCCTTGGTAACGTGCTGGCTCGCTTTGTCGGCCCGAAAACTATCGGCGTTGCAAAAGGTAAGCAAGAGCGCCGTGCGCCGGTGCCTATCAAGCACGACGATGCAGAGCTTGCTGATTTGAAAGGCGCTCTCGCAACCGTCAACCGCATCGCGAAGCAACGCGGCATGGAAGTCATCATCCATGATGACGGCACCATCGGCCTGAAAATGGTTGTCGAGACGGTATTCTAATGACTGACATCTGGCATCAGCTCCGCAAGGAAAACATCGGCGGCTCAGACGTTGCAGCTCTTTTCGGTCACGGCTATATTACAAAATATAAACTGTGGCACGAGAAGAAAGGCAATGTCGAGCCGGACGATCTTGACAATGATCCGCGCGTGCAGGCAGGACAGTTCCTTGAAGCCGGTGTTATCGCATGGGCGAACCATAGATGGGGAATGAACTTCTATCAGCCAAAGGTTTACGTCACGCATCCTTTTATTAAAGGGATGGGATGCACGCCGGATGCCTTCTCGTCAGGCTTCGACGACGTTGAAAAACCGACAGACCGCATCGCGCAGATCAAGACTGTTGACGGCTTGCAATTTAACATGGAATGGGAAGCCGATGGAGAACTTATCACGCACGCGCCGCTACACATCATGCTACAATGCCAGCACGAGATGGCTTGCACTGGCGCGAAAGAAAACTGGCTTATCGTCCTTGTCGGCGGAAACAGATTGTACCGTATGGTTATCGAGCGCGACGAAGAGACAATCCGTATTATCGAGGCCGCTGTCAAAGCGTTCTGGCTCACCATCGCAAACGACGAAGAGCCGACGCCGGACTTTAGTGACGACGGCGACACGATACGGAAGCTTTGCAAAAGGCTGAAAGTCATAAAGGAAACTGATCTAAGCGACGACGATGATCTGCGCGACGCACTTGAAAAGCTCAAGGTTGTAATGCACAATCGCAAAGTCTCGACGGATCAGGAGGCATATATCAAGAACAAATTGATATACTGTTACGGAGACGAATACGAACGCATCCGCTGTGGCGATATTACAGCGACGATCAAAGCGGACATCAACGGACACATCCGCGTCATGATCGGTTCAGAAAAAGTGTCCATCTAGGAGATGTACCATGAATGATATGACAGTACAGCCGGGCAATATGATCGCCTTGAATGAAGGTGGAAATGCGCTGTCCGCTGCCGAAAGTAACAAAGCCGTCAGCGAGGTCATTGCCTCTTTGAAAGTGGCAAAGATGTTCCCGCGCAGCGAATTGGAGGCACTTGATAAAATCCTCAAGGATTGCACGCGCCCCGGTCTTGCCGACGTTGCGATCTACGAATACAAGCGCGGCGGCACAGCTGTCACAGGGCCGTCCATCCGCCTTGCGGAAGCTGTAAAGCGTGCATGGGGTAACATCGAAAGCGGCTGGCGAGAGCTGGAACGCCGCGGCGATACCTCCATCATCCAAGCCTACGCTTGGGATAAAGAGAGCAACGTCAAGGAAGAGCGCACGTTCAGCGTCAAGCAAGTGCGCGATACCAAGCAAGGCCGCAAGCCTCTGACGGACGAGCGCGACATCTACGAGAACAACGCAAACCAAGCGGCTCGCCGCGTGCGTGCCTGCATCCTTGCCCTGATCCCCGGAGACATCATTGATGCCGCTGTCGAACAGTGTGAGAAGACGCTAGCAACGCGCGAGGTCGTGACTGTTGAAAGCATCGCACAGCTGGTAAAAGCGTTCGAGGCCTTCAAGGTCACGAAGGACATGCTGTCTGAATATACAGGCCGCAACCTGACACCGGACGCTCTGAGCGCGTCTATGATGGTCAAGCTCCGCACCGTCTACAAGTCCATCAAGGACGGCGTCGGTAGCCCCGAAGACTTTTTCGTTATGCTTCCAGATGCGAAGCCTGACGACAAAAAACCTGATCCGAAGGCAAAAGATGCGACCACGGAAAAGGCGACCCTTGACACGTTCAAGGCCGAAAACCAAAAGCCTCAAACAGAACTCCTGAAAGGGGAAGAAAACAATGGGTAACACTTCAATCTCACAAACACCGCAACAACCGCAACAGAAGGCAGAGATCGTCAAGCAGGCGGCATCTGTCGTCCTGAACGTGGATAAGATCGACGAGATCGGCGAATACATCTCCGCTATCCAAGCGCCTAATCTGCACCGCAACAAGTACGACACGAACCATCCGTTCCTCGTCGTGCCGCATAACTTGAAGGTTCTCGACCTTGAAGTACACATGCCGCAGCCGTCGCGCATCCGCAAGCTGGTCAAGTTTACGGACGCCGAAAGCTTCATCAAGTACGTCAACGAGTTCAAGGTCGGCCATGTCTCGCAGCTCTTCGTCAAGAAGAACTCTGACGGCATGTCTATCATGTGCGTTTTCGACTACGACGTAGCCGGTGAGATCATCCAAGAAGCCGGTAAGCCTGACGTGCCGCGTTATGAAGTTCCGCAATGGAACAGCCATGTCGCGATCCTTGATCTGACATACTCTCTGGACTATGCAGAGCTGCGCGAGCATAACGACAATCTCTTCGATCAGGAAGACTTCGCAGAGTTCGTCGAGGAAAACACGCACCTGTTCCGCAAGCCGACCGGCGCTGATATGTTCGAGCTGGCACAAGACCTCAAGATCACGACAAACGCGCACTTTAAATCGCAGCGTCGTCTCAGCAACGGTCAGGTGCAGCTGGAATACGTCGAGAACATGCAAGGCTCTAGCGCTGCGACAGGGACGGAAGTGAAAATCCCGACGCAGCTAGAGATGAACTGCTCGATCTTTGAAGGCCTTGAACCGGTAGACATCCTCGCTGCTTTCCGCTTCCGCAAGCAAGGCGGCTCTGTCGGTTTCAAATACAAGCTGATGACCAAACTTCAAGAGCGAGATGCTCACGAAGAAATCCGTCAGCTGGTTGCAAACGAAACCGAGCTTAATCCATTGTCCGTGTCCACGTTCGCCCTGAAAGGCAATGTGACCGGGTAATAACTAGGCGGATGTGCTAACCCCCATGCACAGCCGCCGCCTTTTTTTATCGGAGAAAAGTACCATGAATAAAGAGACAGAAAAGAAACCGGCATCCTTTAAGCGCAACCAAAAGGTCGAAGTGCGCGGCATGGATGGCGAGATGTATAATGTCCGCATCCTCGGCAAGAAAAAGCCGAAGAAGATGACGGTAAAGGAACAGCACGAGTATGACCTCTCTGTCTTGAAGGCGGAATACGAGGCGCAAATAGACAGCCTTAAATCCCATCACGATTGGGAGCTTCGGTCTGTGCGTGCCACTGTTCGCGATAAAGAAACAGCGCTGGCATCTGAAAGAAACCTGACTGACCGGCAGAGTAAAGAGATCGGCCTTCTGAAAGACAAGGTCGACAGACGCGAAAAGCTCTTGCTGGATGCTTTGGAAGTCGCTCGCGTGACAGACGTCGGTTGTCATTCCAGCGCGATCAAAGCAATCGGCCAGATCGAAGGTATGATAGCTGCGCGTGCAGGAGAGATGGCACATCGTTCGGTCATGTCGTACTGGAAAAACAGCCGCAACATGACAGCGCTGATGCTTTGGCAATGGGTTTCACAGATAAGATACAGCCTCGCTGATGGAAACCCAGTTCATTCAGGAGATCATGGACGGACAAGAGAAGAACTGTCCGTGCTGTGGTCGGTTTGCAAAGGTGTATAAACGACGCGTCCACAAGACCGTCGCCCTTGCACTGCTACGTCTGCACAAGCTAGGCGGTGCGAGCGACTACATCCACGTCAAGGACTTCATGGGCGACGTTACAGGCACCGGCGACATCGCCAAGGCAGCGTATTGGGATTTAATCGTCCCAATGCAAAACAATGACGAGACAAAGCGCACATCCGGCTTCTGGCTCCTGACAGGAAAAGGTGTGTCTTTCGTCAAAGGCGAACTTGGCATCCGAGAGTATGCCATCGTTTATGACGGACGTGTCATCGACTTCAAGGGCAAGACCGTTTACATCAACGATTGTATCGGCGCCGAGTTCAACTACGCAGAGCTTATGGAGAGGCTACAATGATGGAAGTAAAAAGAACAACGGTGGAGAGCATGATGACTGTCGACGTAGAGAAGACATACCTCAAAAGTCATCGTCGCGTTGTGCTTAATATCAAGAAGGACAAGTTCTCTGAAAGACATCCGGCGGCGACAGTGGCTACACTAAAGCTGACGGCAGCTGAAACCAGACGACTGATCGTGTCATTAAAGGCACAGCTCAAGAGGATAAAATGAGCCTGCGTTTTTACACACGCCTGCCGTGGCTTCGCGTCCCGCGCTGCTTCGTCCGCATCGAAAGCGGCACGCTGCAAGGGTTCCGATGGCCGATCAGCATCATCTTCCCTGACGCGCAGTTTCGCGCACAAGTGAAGCCTATCAACCAAGACGAACGCAACAAACCATAGGAGACAACATGCTAAACAAAGTACAGATTATCGGCAACCTTGGCCGCGATCCAGAGATCAGGAGCTTCCAGAACGGCGGACGCGTCGCCAATATGTCCGTCGCCACCACTGAAAAGTGGAAGGATAAATCCACCGGCGAGCGCAAAGAACGAACTGAGTGGCACCGCGTGTCCGTCATCAACGAGGCACTTGTCGACATCATCGAGAAGTATCTCAGTAAAGGTGACACCGTTTACATCGAAGGCCAGCTGGAAACCCGCAAGTATGAGAAGAACGGGCAGGAAGCCTACACAACAGAGATCGTCCTGCGCCCGTACAACGGGAGCCTGAAAATCATACGAACAGGCCGCGACAGCGTCGACGACGATCAAGGCACTGAAAGAGGTTCAGTGGCATCCAGCAACCTCACAGAAGACGAGATACCATTTTAAAAAGGAAACCAACATGAGCCAAGAACAACAGATCATTGACGGACTGAAAGCTCTGTCACAAAAAGCACACGGCGCCAGCCGCAAAGCTGGCTGGTACACGAACCTAAAAACCGGAGAACCTTTAGATCGAAACGTCGGAGAGATGCTGATGCTTATCGTCAGCGAGGTTTCGGAAGCTATGGAGGGATACCGGAAGAACCTGATGGATGACAAGCTTCCTCACCGCAGGATGATCGAGGTCGAACTTGCAGATACGATCATTCGTATCGGCGACATTGCAGGATACTTAGGCCTCGACATCGGCGGTGCCGTCATCGAAAAAATGGACTTCAACGGAAACCGCGAAGACCATAAGATCGAGAACCGCAAGGCAGAAGGCGGAAAGGCTTTCTGATGTTGCGGGACGAAAAGGACGCCGTTGATGCTCTTTCCCGGCGGCTGCATTTTTACGGTCTGGCAAAGGCAGTAGAAAAGGGATTATCACAACGAGACATCGCTGAGATGAAGGTCGAAAGGTTTCAGGAGGCGACGCTTTTTAGAAGGATAATCTATGCCATCAAGGGGAGACTATAATGTTGCGGGATCGTAAGTGGCTTGACGCTGTCAGGGACATGGAGTGCATGGTCTGCCCTGCCACCCCTTGCGATCCCGCACACATCCGCACCGGCGGCGGAGGCGGCATGGGCATGAAGCCGCCAGACGACATGGTTGTCCCCCTGTGCAACGATCACCACAGGGAGCAACACCAGATAGGGGAGAGACGCTTCTGGTCTAACTACATGGGGAAAGACCCCGACCTTGCTCTCCGCGTCCTGCGCGGCTATGCAAGGCACCTTTACAACACACATAGGAAGGACTTCTAATGATGGAAAAAGTTGAGACTGTATTGGTATTCGGCATTATCGCCTGCTTCGCGTTTTCGCTTGGCTGGTATATGCGCGGCGACGTCATCTATTCCGGCATGTTCGAGCATACCGTGTCCATGATGCCGAAGATCAAGTGATGCCAGACCTTTTTGGCATCGACTTGCCGGAGGCGGCAAAGGCATCGGAGAAGCTATTACAGAGGCGTGGGACGCATCCAAAGGCCCGCGCCTCTGATCTGCCCGGCCCGCAGGGCGAGACGTGCAGGACGTGCCGCCACGCCTATTATCGCGGCGGTACAGCCAATCGGTACTACAAGTGCCAAATTGCCCAACGTGCGCCGACCGGCGGATCAGGAACTGACATCCGCCTGAAAGACCCCTCTTGCAGCCGGTGGGAAAAGAAGGTAGATTAAAGCCTTGCGGGGTGGAGCAGACCGGTAGCTCGCCTGCCTCATACGCAGGAGGTCATGGGTTCAAATCCCATCCCCGCTTCCAGTTTCGTCTCGACGGTGTATACGCCCTCCTGACAAAAGAAAACACCATCGGCTTTGTAAACCGAGGGTGTTTTTTTATGTGTCAGGCCTTGCGCGTTTAAGCGGCGGCTTGATCCTTCGCTTCATCTTGAACAAGAACTTGGTCTTCCGGGGCGACGCCGACAGCATCTGACGTCGTCTCGAAGCCAGAAGCTTCAACGGCGCCGGACTGTTCAGCGATCACAGCATCTTCGATAGCCTTTGCGTTTGCACGCCAGTTGTTCTGACGCGGCTCGTCCAGCTCGCCCCACGTTTTCAGCGGGGAGCCGTCGAAGGCGAGGCCGTTGGATGCAGCACAATACGCGGCATAGCCGATCATGGCGAGGGCGGTTAATTTATCCATAGTTTTTCTCCTTGGTTCATGTTGTATGTCGACGACATCATTGTCGTCGAGACATCATACTGCCGCAGATGCGTCCCTATTTCAAGACCTTCTTTGCCGCCCGCGTTTGGTCGCGCATGACCTTATAATCAGGTAGCATAGTATCGCAAACAATAGGCATCTCAGTGCAATTTCTATCCATCTCGTCGGCTGCTTTTGTCTGCGTGTCTTTGGTGTACTCGACGACATCTGGCAGCGCTGACGCTGACGGCTTAGAACGTACCCCTCCGCAGGCTGTCAATGACAGCACGACGGTCAGGGCGATTATTGCGGATGCGGTCTTTCTCATGCTGAACCTCTCGTTCTGTCTTGGCGGCTTCGACGACGATCTTGTCCTCGCGGGCGTCTCCGCCTTCGTCATAGATATACCATACGACAAAGACGACGGCGATGAACGCGACGATGGCGGCAACGATCTTAGGATTTTTAAGGCGCCACGCAAACACATTTATCATGGGTTCCTGACCTCGATCATAAATGACTTTGGAAGCTTCTGACGCAGCATTGTCAGCGCGTCCTGAGACTTGCCGATGCCGCCTGTCACAACGGTCATGCCGACGAGGATACAGCCCTCAGTTTCCTTCGTTGTGTTGCCAGCGTGGATCAGTATGCCCGATCTGTTCTTTACGTCTTCGAGCCGCCAGACCTTTTTAAATTTTACCTTTTCCTCTGGCTCCCATCCATGACGGACGACGCGATACACGCCCTCTGGAATACAGCTCTCAGTCTCGCCATAGTAGTCCGCCGGGGCGTTGTTACGCCATTGCTCTTCCAGCGTATAACATAGGAACTGTCCATTCATCGACAGCGTGCCGAAGTATCCGTGCTTGCCATGCTTACCTCGCTGCAAAACGACAGTTGTTTTCTCCGTCATCGTCTGTCCTTCTTATTATTTTTGAGCGTTTTTGCCAGAGCGTTTTTATTTGCCTGCATCGTGTTCACGAGCATCGCGCACGAATTGCTGTTTATGCAAACAGCTTCTTTCATATCAGCGACGAGCTTCACCATGTCCATATCAATTAGACTTGAGATCATTTATCGTCTCCCTCAGCTTATCGTTCGACGCAGTATTGTGCGCCACAGTATTGATTGTCTCCTTGTGCATCGCGATGATTACATCTGTCATCGTGCCGAGCTTTGCATCCTTAGCTTCGATCTTCTTTTCGTTTTGAACATAGAGGTAGAAAAGGAAGCCGACAAGAGGCCCTTGCGTTGCAACAGATTTAAAGACCTCTATCACTAAGGTTTCCATTTACACTCTCCTTCTTCAAAAGAATAAATCAATGCAAGTGTCGTCAGCTTTTTTTCAACCATTATTTTATTCTCCTATTTAGTATTCTGTCCTATATGTCAAGATGCGCTGATACAGATCATCGCACTCTGCGACGGTAAGGCCGCTTCCAACATGTGCGAAACTAAATTGTGAAGTGTTGTTGTTAAAAATACCGCCGCATACTTTAAATGGATTTGCTGAGACTGCAACGCTTGCCTTACTTGCAACCGCGCCTGATAAAGCGCCGTTTTTTACAAAGAAGGCTTCTGAACTATTAAGCCTTGATGCTACTGGGTGGCCTACTCCGCTTGCAACAGCACGACCAATAGCATTTCCTGTT